AACAAAAAAACGTATAGAAGATGCTAGATTGAAGAAATTAACCGAATTGCAGTTGTTAGAAAAGAAATCTAATCTAAGTAGAGGTATCAAAGATTACAAGAGTCAGCTGTCTCTTGACGATATACCAATAGAATCAATAGTCATACGAGTTATGACATACGATCATATACCAATAAACGAAGAAAAATTTGAAACCGCAAAAACTGTGTTAGACAAACATATTCGTTGCAATTTTCCTCCGTATCAGCATTTTATAATGAAAGATGACATATTAGTGTGCGTATTAAAGAGTCATTGGAAGGGTGGTTTGGAAAACGGATATTTTTCAAAAGATCACGGAAAAATGACCAACAACTTAGCATTAATGTTTATGAAACTTGTTGAACGATATGGACATCGTGGTAATTGGCGAGGGTATACTTACATAGATGAAATGAAAAGTCAAGCTCTTCTACAACTTAGTCAAGTTGGATTGAAATTTGATGAAAGTCGAAGCGATACTCCTAATCCATTTGCATACTACACGCAAACAATAACTAACACATTTATGAGAATCCTAAATATAGAAAAGAAACATCAAACTATACGAGATGACATTTTAATTATGTCTGGATCTACTCCAAGTTATACTCGGCAAACTGAAGATGCTATCAAACAACAATCTGAAAAGCCGTAATCTTAATTAATATTGTTACCATCGCAAGCATTGTGGTAAAATGTTAGTAAGCATCGAGGATACCACATGACTGTTTCGAAATACCCTGATTTTTCTAAAGTAGCTGTGTTTACCGATATCCATTATGGAATGAAAAATAACAGTAGAGAGCATAACGATTCTTGCGAAAATTTCATAAAATGGATGATCGAACAGGCCAAAATACACAATATTAAAACTTGTATTTTTGGAGGGGATTGGCATCACGTAAGATCATCAATCAATATATCCACACTAAATTATAGCGTTAGTGGTTTGAAGCTTTTGAATGATTATTTTGATCACACTGTATTCCTTCTTGGAAATCACGATTTGTTTTATCGAGACAAATACGAAATACACAGTTTGCCATACATCTCACAGTTTCCAAAAATACATACTATAGACAGTATGAGGGAAATTGGAGACGTAGCGTTTGTGCCTTGGTTAGTAGCGGACGATTGGAAAAGAGTCCCAAATTTAAAGGCACCGTATATGTTTGGCCATTTTGAACTGCCAAAGTTCAAAATGAACGCCATGGTAGAAATGCCTGATCATGGCTTGCTCAATCCAACGCATTTTGTTAATCAAAAACAAGTTTTTTCTGGACACTTTCACAAACGACAGAATAAAGGAAAAATATGGTATATAGGAAATACATTTCCACATAATTTTGCCGATTCTTGGGATGATGATAGAGGGATGATGATTTGGGAACCAGACAAAAATCCAACTTTTATCAATTGGCCAGATTCACCAAAATATAGAACATTAACGCTCAGTCAAGTTGTGAGTAATCCAACAAAATACATCGATGAAAAAACATTTGCGAAAATTACTATAGACATTGATGCAAGTTATGAAGATACACAATTTATACGAGAACTGCTGGAGAAGGATTTGCAGGCTAGAGAGGTCCACATGCTCACAGCTAAAATTGATGATCAAGACATGTTAAATGAAGAAGACATTAATTTTGAAAGTGTTGACACTATAGTTATAAGTCATCTACAAAGTATTGATTCAGTATCAATGGATAAAAATGAACTTATAAGAATATATCAGGAGATTTAATGCATGTTAACTTTAAAAAATGTTACCATGAGAAACTTCCTAAGTGTTGGCAATGTTACGCAAACCGTTGAATTGAATAAAAATGGTCTAACACTTGTATTGGGAGAAAACTTAGATTTAGGTGGTAATGGCTCTAGAAATGGTGTAGGTAAAAGTACACTGTTACAAGCAATAAGCTACGGCTTATATGGCCAAAGTTTGACAAATATCAAAATAAACAATTTGATTAACCACATTAATCAAAAAAATATGGCAGTTTCAATAGAATTTGAGAAGGATGGTCATCAATATAGACTTGAAAGAGGTCGCAAACCAACATTTTTTAGATACGTGGTTGATGACAAAAATATAGACGAAAGCACCGACGAAGCGCAGGGTGAAAATCGAGAAACCCAAAAAGAAATTGATCGCTTGTTGGGAATGAGTCACACACTATTCAAACACACAGTTGCATTGAACACATATACCGATCCATTTTTAAATTTAGGTGCTGGTAAACAACGAGAAATCATTGAGGAACTGCTTGGTATAACTCAATTGAGCCAAAAAGCAGAAAATCTTAGAGAGCTTATCAAAACTACAAAAACTTCTATAGATCAGGAAGAATTTCGAATAAAAACAATAAAACAAAGTAACGATCGAATACGCAATACAATGACCGATATAGAGCTCAAAGCTACTAATTGGGATAAAAAACAAGAAGACACTCTCAACGAAATTGCTAGAGCTATTGCCAATTTAGAAATGCTAGACATTGATTTTGAAGTTCAATCTCATAGAGATTTGGAATTATATAATCAACTATCTACTGTTAAATCGCAACTAACAAAAGATATTTCTATGAGAATCCGGCATTTACAGCAGATAACTTCGCAGTTGACTACCACATTGACAAATTACGATAAAGCTGTGAATCACGAATGTCCAACATGCGGGCAAGGCATACACGATACCGAGCATGATAGGATTCGTGTTGATTTGGAAGCAAAAATCTTAGAATTAGACGTACTTTCTAATTCAGAACAAATAGAAATTAACAACAGTAAAGAGCAATTAAATCGAGTAGATTTAGAACTTAGCAACATGCAAAGACCTGTAACAGTTTATCAGTCTCTTGAACAAGCACTCAATCATAGAAATACACTTGAGCAACTGACAAAAGAACTTGAAAAAGAGTCAAATGCTGCCAATCCTTATCGAGATCAAAATATCAGTTTAGCTGATTCTCTTCAGGAAATCACATATGACAATCTAAACAAACTGGTTAAAGATCGAGAACATCAAGAGTTTCTATTAAAACTTCTTACCAATAAAGACAGTTTTATACGTAAACGTATTATTGATCAAAACTTAACATATCTAAATATCAGATTGAACGAATATCTAGATAAACTTGGATTGCCGCATCAAATTAAATTTATCAACGATTTGTCAGTTGAAATTAGCTTACATGGACAAGATTTAGATTTTGATAATCTTAGTCGTGGAGAAAGAACGAGATTGATACTTGGTTTAAGTTGGGCATTTCGTGATATTTTTGAAAATACCACACACGCAATCAACCTTGTGTTTGTTGACGAGTTATTAGATAGCGGGATGGACGCACAAGGTTTAGAAGGGTCTGTAGAAATTTTGAAAAAGATGGAACGCGAGCGTAACAAAAACATATTTGTTATCAGTCACAGAGAAGAACTGATATCAAGGGTATCAAATGTATTAAGTGTGATTAAAGAAAACAGCTTCTCATCATTCAGCTGGGACTATGTGCCTGCTGTTTGAACCATTTCAAAAATCACATCTTTGTTATCTGTAAAAAACTTTTCAAATTCAGTGATTATGTTGGTTTTGTAACTAACATAATCACTGATAACAAATTTATCAAACAATGATTTATCAAACACCGCAAATGCACCCTTTCGGTTAATTCTAAACACCACTACCCAAAAATCACCATCATCGGCACTAATTTTTGCTTGTTCTACCCACTTGTCTAATAAAGGTACATCTACATTTTTAAACAGATTATGAAAAGGGAACTCGCCATAAAATTTAGATTCAATAACCAACTTTCTCATGTTACTTGGTGGTATAAGGTCTGCTTTAAATGTTGCTATCTGTCCTTCATCTAGAGCAGCTTTTCTAAAGGTGTTTGCACCGCCCAAAAATGCACCGCTGTTGGGAACCCTCAAGAATTTTTGTCCGTACAATCCAGTCAAAAATTCAGCTACCTTACGTTCTCCAGCGTTTCCTTTAACCTTACCTTTACTACTCATAAGAACTCCGTTCGTTTAATATCACTTGTTGTGTTGACTTATTTTCATACTTACCTATAAAATACTAGTATAATGTTAGGAATCATAGATGAGACAAAACAGACCACATAACAATAATATACCAAATAAACGAAAACAAAGCAATCAAAAGAATTTTGAGATAGAGCTTTTACCAAATATCAAAAGTAATCTAGAATATTTTATTCTACAAGAGTTAGGATATTACAACACATTGGTTGAACAGCTGGTACCAAGATTAAAGGCATTTCCGCAAGATATATTATCTATTAAAGATAAAGAAAAACGAATATGGGATGCATGTGCAGAACATGCTATAAATCCACAAAAATTGCTGGATCATCCTAGATCAGAATGGCCAAAGCATTTGGATTTCATGTATGACATGCTGTATGATCAAGCTGGAAAATGCAAAATTTCTCCAGCACATATCAGCATAATGGGAATCGCTGCGTCACCTGCAAGATTGCATCAGAAAGTTAGGCGTGCGATAGCATCAGAAGTTTTGAAATACATGTTAGCCCAAGCAGATGTATTATTTTCAGCTATGAAAACAGAAACATTAAAATCACCAGTTCAAATGCTGCAAACATACACCACTGAATCAAAAAGACACTTACAAATTCCATACTCTCTATTGAAAATTAGATACAATGAGGAGAGCGATAAAACTTATATAGGTATACCATATTCAAAAGCAGAAATTGAACTTCCGCATGTAGATCTAACGCAACCACCGTTTCGTTTGTTAGTCATACGGTCGCCAAATGCTACATCTCGTTCATCAAACCAAAAATGGGAGATTGATATTATGGATAGTTTAAACGATTACATCATTAGTTTGAATGACCCTGTTGAGCGTAAACGCCGAATATAAAAAAGCTGGAGCACTAAAAATGCTCCAGCTTTCTTGGCTCAATGTGAACACGTTGGCTCAGGACGTTCACATCATTATTATGTGATCTAACAAAACATATGTCTAGATAACAAGGCTTATAATGAAAAGATTTTTCCCAAAAACTGCAAAACCATCAGCATATAAATTGCCAATTAAAATTAGAACACTTAGAAAGAAAATTGTTGGAACACCAAATATTCTTTGCATTTCATTAAAAAATGAATTTGATCAAATTATAAATGACAAGTATACTAAGCTGTCGTCAGAGGACAGAAAAAATTTATGGAAAACTATTGGCTCACAATTAATCTCAAATAATACAACATCAACAAAAGAATACTTAATCAAAGTACTCGATCAGGCTCATAAAAATCTCCCCAATAATTCTTAATAATTAACAAAATATCAGCACTATCTTGGTGGAGCAGCCACCTAGTGAAAGGATAACGACACGGTTATCATACTCACTATAAGGGACTTTTTGATAAGCCCTTGCTGAAAAAAAATCATAAAAAGGATTACGGAGTCTTAGTGACAACTGGCCCGTAACGCGCATATTGTTCGCTGCATTTACATATGCGTGGCTTGGTAACCAATCCATAACCGAATGTGGGATTTCATGTCCCGAGAGTAGCATCTACAAGCTGGAATTAGGCATTCCGCCAGCTGGTACTAACAATACCTAGGATGATGTAGCATGGTTGACGACTCATCAGAAGCAAAACCAAATTCTCCCCGCAAGGGGAGAAGAATGGCTTCAAATCTATCAGAATACAAACAACTATTAAAAGAAAATGTTATTTGTTGAATGAAATGAGCTTGCGAATTGAAATGAAACAAATAACAGATGAGCGTAAGCTCATCTTAGAAACTCACAATAAGTTAGACTTACCTTTAGGATTCATAGCAGAATAATGCTTTTCCACAACTTTAGACATCATAAGCCGTTGATCGGCACTAAGCATATGTGCTTCGTCAAATCCTATTCCACCTTGCATGTAGAACACTAGTGTAGCAATTTCATGTTGAATTGCTTTTCGATTTTTATCCATAGTAGATAACATCTCAGTTATCAGTGACGGATCGAGTGTTAAGAGCGTTTGCCGAAAAAACTTGATGGATCAAATGTTAGGGTATCTTCCCATTGATGGTTGCAATTGCTGCATAGAACTGGGATAGTTTTAGGAACTCCTATCCCATTAATTCGGTTGACAGATTCTATTACCATATCTGCTTGTGCTTTACTGATGCCAACCAACCATTCGTTTATGTGATCTCGATTATCAACAATGATTTTTTCTTTAACCATTTCAATTTTTTCAATACTTCTACTTACTAGAGAAAAAGTCATTTGACTTAATCTGTCAACACTTTGACCTAATAGTGTGGCTTTAGTTAATTCGTCAACATCTTTGTTTTGTTCATCAAACATACGCAAGCTTCGTTCTTCTTCAAATTCTCTTTTAGTAAAGAGCTGTCGCATTTCAAAATCATATGGTTTGACATGCACGATTAAATCATTACCAAAGTTAATGGACAGATCATCTTCATTGATAAACATAGTGCTATCTAATAGATGTTGGCAATTGAGCTCAAAACTATTTTCATGATTGCATTGTGGGCACTTTCTGTCGTAGTCGGCTTTGCCGCCATTTGTAGCTGACTTAATACCTACAAATATAGCTTCTAAATCTGGCAGCATTAATCGTTTGACATTTTTAACATCTGGGCAGCAGTTTGAAATTACCTTCTCAAGCGCTTGCCCATTCAACATTGCATCCGGAGTGTTTAACAATATGTCATCAAGAGCAGTTAAGGCATATACTCCAACTTCGCCCTCAGATGAGAATGTTACATCATCAGATGTATACCATCTGCCTTGAGTTGGAAGCTTAACATACAGTATTGCTTGACGGAAGTATTGCTTGAGTGGATTAATCGACATTTTTACCTCGATAAATAATATCAGTAACTATATTTATCACCATAAAAACGGTGTTTAATTGTTTGGTAAAATAAAGATATGAGTGGAACAACAGGTCAAACATATATTAGTGGCATTGAGCCAAGTCTCATAACGAAAATTGACTGGGCAACAGAAGACACATTAAAACGTCTTGTTGGTAAGAGTGATTCTAATTTTGATG